CTTTCAGCGGGAAAATGCCCTTCCAACTGTTGGTCACGGACTGCTCCAGGATCTGGAGCTTTACTTCCCGCGAATTGTCTGACAGGCGGTTCAGCCGGTTGAGCAGAGTGGTCACCGCCCGGGTGGAGTCCACCGCCTTTTTCGCCGCCCGGATCTCCATCAGGGCATCCAAGGCCTCGGCCAGCTCCGTGTCTCCGGCAGCGTACTCCGCCAGCAGGGACTTGACTGCCCCATCCAGCTCTGCACTTCCCCTCCGGCCCCCTTTTGGGGGCTTAGGGGGATCTATCTGGTAAGTAACTGTTTCCTTATTACATTTCACCGTTTCGTGAAATGGCTGTCCCCGACCGGTGAAATGCATTTCACCGTTTCGTGAAATGGGCGGCTCACTTTCCCCATAGACCTCCAGGATGCAATCAGCCAGGGCATACCAGCGGGTGCGGTCGGTCCTGTCCTCGCTGAAATTTCCGGCCAGGAGGGCCCCGGCCTCCTTGAGCCCGTTTATAATGCGCTCCAACTGGCGGCGTGACCAAAAGGGGAACAGCTTGGACAGGGCCTCCAGTGTGTTGTAGGTCCAATAACGCCCCTCATGGTAGTGCCGCCCGTTGGCACGGTTCTTAGCCACCCAGAACGCCATGCAGTGGAGGAAAATCGCTCCATCCACGCCGTACTGCTTGGCCAGCTCTGCGTTGAAGTGAAACTCCATCAAGGCGCACCACCCCCTTGTGCAACTCAAAATTGTGTGCTATAATACAGGTGTCTTCACGTTAGGCCCTGGTCGCTGTGTCCGAGCGACTGGGGCCTTTCTTTTTTGCCTGCTGCAAAGCGTCCATGGCCTTACGGTAGCTGTTAGCCTGTCCCCCGCAAAACGCCGCCAGATTATCCGCCGCCCGGCGCTGTTCCGATGCCCCCAAGGACTCGGCGATATTGGCCCAGTCCTTGGCATCTCGCATCTTGCTGTCCTCTGCCACGATCAGCGCCGACTCCAGCGCCGACACGGTCTCATAATCCAGCTCCATCAGCATGATGCTGCCTCCTTCTGTTTCCGCAGGCGCTCCAGTACGGCCCGCCTGCGCCGGGCGAGACGCCTATGGCGGCACTGCTCCCGGTCCAACCGGGCCAGCTTGGCCCCGTAGGCCGGGTCCCCTGTCCGGGCGCAAAACTGGTGCAGACGCCCCAGCTCGTCCGCGGCGTGCTCCCAGTCCAGGGCGCTTTCCAGCAGGGCCTCCGCGATGGTGTTATAGTCCCGATTGCTGAGCTCCAGCCGTATCATGCTCATGCGCTCAGCACCTTTCCCATGAGCGCCGACACTCCGGCCAGCCGCAGATCCAGCGCCTCCTGGACGTGGCGCACCATGACCTCCTCCAGCTCCCGGAGGCGGTAGGTAGGCAGGTCTCCCCTCTTGTACTTCACCAGGAGGCCGGGGCTGATGTTGTATGTCCACGTCCCTGCCTCCCCGCTGCAAACGGCAAAACCGAAGGGTGCCCGCTCTTCCCGCAGGGCGCGGTAGATGGTGGGGGACGACCAGCCTATGTATCGGGCCGCCACATCAATCGGCACGTTGTCATACGCCATGATCTCCTCGTCCGTGAGCGGCCGCTTGGTTGCCTTTTTCACTCTACTCCCTCCTCAAGATGTCCCTGTTTGGCGTAGCGCACGGCCATGGCGGCCTCCACCAAGTCGCCCAGCTCCGCCACGATGGTGTCGAAGATGGGGCGCTCCTGATCGTCGATAATGCCGTCCTTGCCGATGCGCAGCAGCTCCCGGTCCCGGTGGGCGTCCACAAAGCCATATACCCGGTCTAGCAGCTCCATGATGGCCTCCGGGAGCCGCACCTCTCGGATATCCGGCACGATGCTCCGCGCCATGTCGGCGCTGGCCCGCAGGTGCTGGATGCCCAGGAGCTGGCTGTCGTAGGCAATGACCATCAGGTCCACCACCTCCGGGGGCGGGATGCGCTGGCCGGTCTCATAGGCCCGGATGGAGCTGTCCGAGATCCCCAGCTTTTCCGCGGCTGCTTCCTGGGTCAACCCCTTCGCCTCGCGGGCGATTTTGTAGATATTCCGCCTGTCTTGCGGCATGGTAATCACTCCTCCCTGGGGGTACAATATTGGCATGAGGTCAGACGGCCGCCTCGAAAAGCGCCGCCTCGGGAATCTGGTCCATCCGCCCATTCTGGCGGAGGATCAGGATGGTGGGCTCGTGGCCCCGGAGGGTCAGGCGCACCGCGTTCTTGGTGACTATCTCGGCGCACTGCACCTTGTCAATGTCATAATGGTTCTCAATCCAGCGGCCAATCTGCCGCTGCTCCGGTGTGCAAAACATAAGTAACTCCTTTCTCAGCTTGCGGCCCCGGTTCCGCCCCCAGGCGGCTCGGAGCCGTAGAGGGCGTCGATGCTGCATTGCAGGACGGCGGCCAGCCGGGGCAGCTTGTCGGCGCTTGGCAGCGCCGTCCCCTGCACCCATTTGGTGATGCAGGAAGGCGATACTCCCATGGCGTCGGCCAACTGGATGCGCTGGATGCCCCTCTGCTCCATCAACTCGCAGATCCTCACCTCTTCACCCCCTCCAAATTTGGTGTTGTCCGAGACTGTTCGATGTGGTATGATAAATTTGACTAGAAGTGTAATGTAAGCGGATGTGATTGACGTGCCTACTACCCTTTTAACTTTGGCAGAGGAACTTGCCCCCTATGTAGTAGCTATTATTTCTGTTCTCGGTGTCGTGTTCACCGCTTACCATGAGCGGGCCTCTCAGTTAAAAGCGGCCTATTTTCAGAAGATGTCCGATGCTTATGAGCAGTACTTTGATGCCTTAGTACGTTATGTCTACAACGATCCTCCAACTGGAGGCACTTCTTTGGTCGTTGCCACCCATACCGCTGCGCTTTATGCGTCCGCAGAAATATCACACCACTTACAGCTACTGACAAAGATGGCTCTTTCCTATCGGCAGTCTGGCACCCCAGACATACATGAATTGACCGGATATCTCGCCGACTTTTCTGCCCGTCTCCACCGGGATGTCGCTTATTCTGCCTCTCAACAAGGGCGGCATCGGGGTTCCTAGCAGGAAATCCTATATCAAGGACTCGAATAGGCACATCAGGCTCTGGACGCAAAAACATCTTTATCATTCCCTAATCTTTGTCTGTGGGCGTTGCCGCGCCCTCTGGTTTACCTGTGGTTAAATCATAATCTCGTTTTTCGAGATTGTCAATCTTATTTTACGAGAATACCCAAGATTGTGCAAAGCGCATAATCTAAATATCTAAGATTTAGCAAAAAGGACGGTGGGTGCATGTGAGTCCAGATCTTGAGCGCATTTTTTATCGGCTTAAAGAAATGGGGCTTGAACAAAAAGCATTTGCTCAAGCCCTGGGGACAACCGATAAAACGGTAAGCGCCTGGAAAACAGGCCGTTCAAAGTCCTACACAAAATATTTACCTCAGATTGCAAAAGTAATTGATATGCCAGTTGAATATATTTTGACTGGAGAAAAAAAAGAGCCCGCCCCCACTCCGAAGAATGGGGACGAGCTGGATCGTGACGCCATCATGGCGGCATTCATTGGCGGGGACATGGATATGAGCCCCGAGGAGAGAGACGCCCTTTGGGATGATGTGTACGAATACGCCAGGTTCAAGGCCGAACAGTGGAGGAAAAAGAAAGATCAGGAATGAATCTTTATGAGCTCTATGATTATGCCGTGGATCAGGGGATTGATGTAGATTGGTACACCATGCCCTTCGCCAAGTCCTTCTCGATTTTCATTCCATCGCTTGACCGGCGTGCGATCGCGCTGGACCCTTGGAAATTCGAGACTGTAGCAGACGAGTTCACCACCCTGGGCCACGAGGTCGGTCATTGTATGACCTACAGCTTCTATAACCGCTGGGCGGCCTGCGATGTAAAGAAAAAGCATGAGAACCGGGCCGACAAGTGGGAAATCGAACAGTTCCTTCCCCTGGACGCTCTGGAGGCCGCCGCGCACGAAGGCTGCACAGAGGTCTGGGATCTAGCCGAGCGTTTCGGTGTTACTGAGGATCTTGTCCGCAAGGCCATCTGCTGGTATAAGCATGGTAACCTTGCGGTAGATCAATACTTATGAATGTGTCCAACTTGGACACATTTACATTGGAGAAGAGGAGCGCAGATTATGGACTTTATCGATCAGTTAAAGCAATTTTCAAAGCGTGTCGAGAGCATGAAGGACTCCATTCAGACCGAAGAGGCTACGAAAACTGCGATCATTATGCCTTTTTTCTCCATGCTCGGCTATGACGTGTTCAATCCTCAAGAGTTCGTCCCTGAGTTTACCGCAGATGTTGGGATAAAGAAGGGTGAAAAAGTTGACTATGCAATCATCAGAGATGGTCAGCCTGTCATCCTCATTGAGTGCAAGTCCATTTCTGAAAATCTGGATCGGCATGACTCTCAGCTCTTCCGCTATTTTGGTACCACCACAGCAAAGTTTGCAATTCTCACCAACGGTATTATCTATCGCTTCTATACGGATCTGGACAGCCCAAACAAAATGGATGATGATCCCTTCCTGACAATCAATATTTTGGACGTTCGTGAGAACCAGGTTCCCGAACTCAAGAAATTTTCAAAGTCGGTCTTTGATATTGATTCTATTTTTAGTACAGCATCTGAGTTAAAGTACGTCCATGAATTTAAGCACGTCTTTACGGAACAACTGGATACCCCTGCGGATGACTTTATTCGCTTTTTCCTCCAAGGCTGCTACTCTGGCCCAAAAACACAAAATGTTATTGAAAAATTCCGTCCTGTCCTTCGGAAGGCCCTCAATGACCTCATCAGTGAGATGATGAATGATAAGATCAAAACTGCCCTGGGCGGCTCCGGTGGAAGTGTTTCCGTTATCGAGCAAAAGCCCGTTGACGATATTCCTTCTCCTTCTGAAGATTCCGTCGAGCAAGAGAAGCGAATCCCCAATATTGTTACAACGGAGGAGGAACTTGAGGCATTTTTCATTATTAAAAATTTGTTTGCAGACCTTGTGGACATCCATGAGATTACATATAAGGACACCGAGTCTTACATCAATATCCTGTATAAGGGCAATATTAGAAAATGGATTTGCCGTCTTCGCCTGACAGATAATCAAAAAACCTTGATTGTCCCGGACGAAAACAAAAAAGAACATAAATTTACACTATCTGATATTTATGAACTCAGAAATTATAAGGACACTCTGACCGAAGTACTGCAACGATATCTATAACGGCAAAGGGTCCGTATAAGCGTGTCCAATTTGGATACATCTTACCTTTCAACCCGTGTTGACATTGTGCGCACATATGCTATACTATACACAAAGGAGATGATAGTATGGCAAACATCAACATCCGCATTGATGACAACCTGAAGAAGGATGCCGAGAACCTGTTTAATGACCTTGGCCTGAACATGACCACCGCCACCACCATGTTCCTCAAGCAGTGTCTGTACTGCCACGGCCTGCCCTTCGAGGTACGGATGGACCCCTTCTACTCCGCCACCAACCAGGCCCACCTGCGCCGGGCCATCGCCGATCTGGACGCTGGCAATGGCAAGGC